GATCTAATCCAAAGGTTCTGCTCTCTGAAATACCATTACCTGCGTCAGTAATACTAACCATAGCAGCCAAACGAGTAGTGTCAGAAGCAAAAGAACTATATGGGGTGTTATAGTCTTGGTAGGATAAGGTTACACCTGGATAGGTTTGGTCATTTAGACCATAGGTGATCTCTGCCCCACCAACGATGTTAGGAAGATCCATAAAGGACCAAGTGTCGTTGGCATAGTTGTAAACGGCAGCTTTGTTACAGAACTCTGTGTCAACAAAACCAAGGTTGCTCTCTGGAGTCTTATAACAAAAGTAGATAAAACTGTTGAGAGAGTCGTGAATAACAAAATACCTAGACCTATCATCCCTAACTAGGTTGTTATAGATTTTAGCACGGACACGACCATCTGCGATGCTCTTTCGGCTAATACCGTCATGCATATAAATATCATCGCTGCCAAATACATAGTGTTTCCCATTCACCTCAACGACACAATTCTTGTTAAGAATACCGCCTGTGGCAAACAGACGCCGGAAGTTGAATACCAAGGAAGAACCTGTGTATTCCATAAGATACACTTCGTCAGCCGAATAGATGACAAACTGGGAGCCTAGGGTCAACCCATCGAGGATAGGAGTCCTGGCATCACCAAGGATGTTCTCTCCAGCAGAACTCGTGGGATCTGTAGGGTCCCACTGTATGTTAGCAACTTCAGTTCCAATCTGGATTGGTCCAGACCATTTCACCATGGTTGGATATTCAATTGCATTCTTGTTGACATTCAACGCAATCAGAAAATCCTTATATCCACGGACAACAGAACAGGTGTCGTTAGCAGACCAATCCCCACTTAGATACTCATACTCAGTGTCAGAGTCGATCTTACGACCATAAGGAACCATCCCAGCACGAGACAGAACGCTAATACCAGCCACCTGTGAGTGAGACCAGGGTTCTTCATTGGTGACTAGGGTTCCACTTATAGGGGTTACAAACTCTAGGTCTCCGTTAGGGTAGGCCCTTACCTCACCCTTCTTATCAACGACAAGAGCCACGGTACCATCTGTTGGATCTTCATAGGAAGACACAAACCGAATGTCTGTTACAGCATCACCACCAGCGTTCTCAAAGGTTTCTGTTACGGTGGCAAAGGTCTCAGTAGTGTAGTCAGAAAACAGCTTACCAGAGGTGGGGGTAGGGAACAGCTTCTTAAAGACAGGGCTTCTGCTTACCTTACCATTATCAAAGATGACATTCCTGGCATCACTAAAAGCATTGGACGGGAGGTCGTAAGGGTTGACATCGGTAACCACCCCGACCCCGCCTAGATTTCTTACGGGGAGATTAGCCATTTATTTTTACTCGTAGAAGATGTTGATGCTACCAGAGTCAAAGGTTCCTACACCGTCCACGGAAAGGATCCTGAGTCGATCTAGGGTAGCCGAGAGTTCCTTCACACCGCCCCCAATTACAGCGGGGTAGGAAGCGTTGTTCGTACAACCAATTACAGATGCTACCCAGATGTTACCAGAGACATTGTGCAGGGTAACAGTACCAGAGATAGCAAAGGTGCTGTTAGACATCCTGATAAGGTAGCCTGTGGTCAGCGTAGTTCCGGTAAATAAGTTTGTTCCTGAGGAGGTATAGCCGGTAGTCTCAAGACCACCTGAGTCTCCAATCTGAACCGCAAGATCTCCGTTGGAGGTAAGGCTCACATTGTTGAAGACAATAGTGATCCTATGCACCCAAGATGGGATTGTATCGTAATCTTTGGTGGTCCCTGAGGTCGTGGCTTGAGCCGTACCAACCGTCAAAGGTTCTGCTAGCTTTGCTGGAGTTACCGCACCGTTGTTGATCTTAGCCGTGGTAACAGCATTATCAGCAATCTGGGTGGAACCTACGCCACCATTAGAGATGCTAAGGGTCCTATTGGCACTAAGGTCGCCACCACCAGTCAGGCCTGTGCCTGCCGTGATAGTCCTAGTGCTATCTACCTTACCGGCATCTGCCGTATCGACATAAGCCTTGGTAGCAGCATGGAGGTTACTTGAGGGAGGACCTGAGAGGGTCAAAAGACCAGTCATGGTTCCACCAGATTTCTCTAGCAGGTCATTGATCTGGGCTTGGGTCTTAGTTACAGGACCTGTTACATTTGGGAAGGTGTTCTTGATAGCGGCTTTAATTAGACGAATATGGTCGTCAGCCTGGGCCACTGAGTCAGTGCTTTGAGGATTAGCACTGTTTAACTCATTAATATAGTTTGCTGATTCTAGAGCCATAATCCTCTTTCAATTAAGCAGTACGTTTCCACATGTAAACTGTGATGTATGGTTGAAGGTTGGCATTGGTGCCTGAGGAACCTGTGGAGTCTGTGGTAAATGTGTGGGTGTGGTCGACAACAGAACTTGTATTATCTGTTATAGTTCCAAGTGAGCCACTAGCTGCCGCTGCTGCACCGCCACCACCAAATGTATTTGTATATGTATGAGAGTGTGCTCCAGCACCAGCCGTTGTCCCTGTGTGGGTGTGGGACACAACGATGGCATCCTTAGATCCACCAGTCTCCTCTGCCGTATCAAAGAGAGGATCCGAAGCATTGAAGCCTACAGGAACCCTACCAGCACCAAAGGCAACCCAGGTTCCAAAACCTAACAACGTTCCAGGGTTAGTACTATTAGTAGCATTGATGTAAATAGAACCTACTGGATATACTGCTTGTAGTGCTGCTTGTACAAAAGCCGTGGTGGCTAGTTGGGTAGTATTGGTCCCAGCAGCCGCTGTAGGAGCCGCAGGAGTCCCTGTGAATGTAGGGGAGGCCAAAGGGGCTATCTGGCTCTGCGAGAGGGTCATAGGCCCTGTGATATTCGGGAACGTCGCTTTCAGCGCCGACTTGATCAGGCGCAAGTGGTCATCGGCTGTACTGATGGCATCTGAAGCCGCAGGGTTACTGGCATTCAGGCCGTCAATATAGGTTGCAGTCTCAAGAGGCATAGGGGTTCCTAGGAAATGACTGAAGGGAAACTGGGGAAAACTGGGGGATACTTTGGGGAAACCGTATGGGACCCAAAGGGGGACTTAGGGGTGACCTAAGGGGGACTTAGGCTGGTGCCGCCGGTTGGATTCGAACCAACGCACACCTGCTTACAAGGCAGGACTCTACCGGACCTGAGCTACAGCGGCTTTGAGCATGATCGTGCTGGTTTTTGGCATGAAAACTACAGCCGGGGACTCTCTTCAAAAAGGTCTAACAACAACAACAACGGCAACAGCTTTAGCGAGGTTTTGAAATTAATCGATTCTGAGCGACCTGGGGGATACTTTGGGGGCAGCGGAAGGGACCCGTGAGGCCTAGGGATCTAGGGGGGTCTACGCTAAGTCCTTGATTTATATAGATGCGAATCAGATGGTGCATGGGGTGCATAGGGGGTATTGGGTTTTCGACATTGGATCTCGGGGACAATCGACATTTGGCACTGTCGCTGGCGACATTCAGACATAGAGAAATTTGACCCGAATGGGGCCTGGGCTTTTTAATGAAAACACGGACTTATGATACCCCTAAGTTTTCTAGGGTTATTCCACACACAAACGAACTAAATGGGTGTACTATTCGTCTCAGTAGTTCATCACTTGTGTCGTAACCCACCACTGAAAGGGAACACCATGAACAAGCAACAGCAGAAGCAAGTAGAGATGATCAAGGCTCACATCAGCATTGGAAACATTGACGCAGCAGCTATGGGCTTGTCTGCCCTTGTTCGGTCTGCAATGACCAACAAGCAGGCTCTTGCGTTGATGCAGGTAGCTGAGGAACTTGGCCTTAAATCACACCCTGAATTTATCGTTTAATAATGGGGCTTCGGCCCCCACACTTAGGAGATCCAGACCATGAACTACAAACCCAACCAATACTATCAAGACCCCATAGACCTCTGGTTCGAGCGCCACCCGTTTATCGGTTCGCTAGCCCTGGGGCTTTTCCTGTACGCCTGCCTTGTCTTACTTTTTTTAATCTAGGTTTGAAAACGCCCAGGCATTACGGAAATGTCGTGGTTCTTTGGGAACCTCTGACAAGACCATAAGAGACCTGGACTAAGTTACAACTTAGGAGAAAAGAAAAAGGGTGAGGGGGCCTAGTTTCACCTAGGCTTTCAAGGCGCAACCCTTGCCTCAGTATTACGGATTATCGAACCGGACACGCACCACTAGCACACTCAGAGTCATCCAAGCCGATATCTAGGCTCTCGATCTGGGTGATCAGTTTGGTGTTAGCCACCAGGGTGTCGTACTGCTCCTTCGTGATCTCCTCTAGCGGGGCTTGCTTAAACCCATGCTCACTATGGAGGAGGAAGGACAGACTCTTGTGGTTGTGTTTGTAGTTCTTAGCGAGGTATGCCTTGATCTCTGGCAGTTCCTCTTTCCGGTAGTACACGGTACACGATACCGAGTTATCAGACCATGTTTCCTGAAGCCATTTGATCACTTGAAGTTGATCGATAGCCGACATCTCGTTAGCCAGCACGGCTGTCTCAGGATAAGCGAAGGGGAAGGATACCACTACCGTTGAGTGGTCCTCAGAACCATCGAAGTTTTGCTGATACTCGACAGGGTAGCCATGGTCACGACAAACCTGAACCAAGGGATGACCAGCAGCAATCCGAATACGCCGAATCATGTAACGAGCGTAGGCAGGATGACATCCTGGAGTCACACCTGGGAGAAGACTCAGGGTTCCTGAGGGCTTCACTGTGGTCAGTTTGACCGAGATAGGCCATCCATGCTTTGCAGAGTAATCCTTATCGAATGCCCTTAGTTCCTCATAGGCCTGCTTGAGCCAACTCTTCTGCTCTTCAGTTGCCTGTAGGACACCAGTGACACCAATGCCCATCCTCATGTTCTCATGGACGATCTTTTGTGTCTCTTCCTGATGGCAGGGGAGGGCAAGGCTGTGCTTGTTGATCCGATAGAGCAGCTTAGCGATGTCCACGAACTCTTCGTAGGAGGACACATTGGGTAGGAAGATCTCTGCTAGGCAGCAGGTCTCATAGGACGCTAGGCTCTGCTCGGCACAAGGGTTGTACCCTTCTACCTTTGGATCTGGGTATTGTGTTTCCCCAAGACGACCAATCTTACGAGACAGTTTGAGGTTGATGAAGCCATACGGCTCACCCTTACCTTCGTACCCATCCCAGAAATACTCATGGAGATCATCGATGTCTTCACAGACCACCGAGTTGTTGCTCATGGCTCTCCAGCTTGGGATGTTTCCTAGGTCCCAACGCTTTGCCAAGAGATACTCAACATCATCAGGGTCACCAATGGCGATCTGGGCGCTTCTACGCACATTCCCAGCGACCACCACGTTACCAATGATGTTCATCATATCCAGAGCATCGATAGGCCGTATCTGACGACCCTTTCGCTTCTCTAGGACCTTAGAGATCTCAGCGATACCCCAACAGAGGTCCTCAGGACCGCTTGCAGTGCCTCCGAAGCCTTTGATTGGTGCTCCCTTACCACGAACACAGATAGTGCTGTAGGTGAAGGGTTTAGGGGACTCTGCGAGGAAGGCGTGTTTGAGGGTCTTAGCCAGTAGGGCTACCCAGCCTTCACGACTGTCAGGAACAATGAAGTCGGCATCAGCGGTATCCAGTCTGGTTGGAGCTTGAAAGTGCTCCTTCACTGGAGGCAGTTTTTCTACATTCTTTCTTTGAATGTTGTAGCCAACCCCGGACCCTAGCATCAGCAGGTCGAAAGCCCAGGTAAAAGGACGGACAGGACTATCTACGACTGTGAATGCACAGTTCTGTAGACTAGCTAATCCAAGGCGTGAAACAGTGTCTGTTCCAAGTTGCCACAAGAACCTACCTGCTACGGTCCCCTTAAGACCCAACAGGTATCCCCGGAGCCTTTGCTCCTCTTCAGGACTAAAGGCACAGCCTAACTGGTCTTGGGTGGCATTCACCACACGGTCTATGGTGTCCACAAACTCTTCAGTAGGGCTATTCAGGTTATCGCTATCAATTCGACGGCTATAGGTTCGTTTGTAAGTTACATAGCCCAGTGTGGACCATGGCGTTTGAATTACATCCACTATTTCTCCTTAAACATTTAAGTATAATTACCACTGGTCAGGCCAATGGCGGTTGGTCTTTGATCTGTTATATTCTTTTGGTAACAACTGAAGGTTTGCCCAGACGTGTAAGCCACACACTAGTTCAGACTTAAGAGGAACTATGTGGTCAACCTCGGCTCCATAGACACTAGCCTTCTTGTAGACGGTCTTTATCAACTCTTGTTCTGACCAAGAAGGGGTGGCTTGGAGTTCTTTAGATCGTCTGGTGCTTGCCTTATTGGGATAGTAAGAAGGATCTCTTAGGTAATGGCTTCTGTAGGCCTTATCCCTTAGTTCCTTTAACCTCTCTGGGTTATCTTCTTTCCACCTTTTGTTACGCTCTTGGACGGCTTCTTTGTTAGCCTTGTAGTAAGCCTGTCTATGTAGATTCTTACAGGCCTTACACTGAACCGATAGACCATCCTTCTTTGACTTGTTAGAATCAAACAAAGAGAAGTCCTTAGTCTCTTTACACATACTACAGGTCTTCATAGTGTTGATCCTAGTCTATCTTCAGTTTTATTAATAAGTAAATTTACAAGAATGTATCTTAGGTCAATCTTAGATATACCTAAGGTAACCACTGGTTAACCCAAGACATACCTAAGACTACCTAGGTCTGACCCTAAATATCAATCAGGGACAGATCCCGGCTCCCCCTGTAGTCCCCCTCACGGAAGAATCACAGAAGGAGTCTGTTGCACTGCACATCAGTACACAGACCCGTACCCAGAGTGCCGGACACCCTAGGCAAGCCCCCTAAACCAGCGGACCGCTCCCCGAAGTAGATCGCCTGAAAAAGCGATTTCCCTCAAGAGTAGGGGTCCTTCTCTACCCTTTAACAACATCCTTATATATCAATAATTTAAGAGGTACCCCTGCAATAGAACGAAATCACCTCAAAAGTAACCGTCTGGTAATAAATCCATAAAACCTATGGGGTCTTTCGGTCTAGCCTATATGTTGTTGTGTTACCGTCTAGGCTATGCTTACAGCGGTTGATATATGCCCGTATTTTTACTATCGTTTTTTAACCCTAAGGAGGGGATATGTATTGTAAAAACAAGGAGTTAGAAGGTGCGTTCCACATGGTAAAAAAGTCTGGAGAAGGACCCCTACTCTTGACCGAAACAAACAATAACTCAGGGGAGCCTATGTTCGATCTAGAGCAAATCAATGAAGATGTGATGGTCCACACTGGCGTTGAGCGGTATAACCGGGAGTTAGACTACAAGCGTTCCCATAAGATGCTTACGGCCCCAGAATGGCCTCTTTTCCGTCAAGCCTTCCCCACCGTGGCTGATGCCGTCTTCATCCTCGCCACAGAGTCAACCCAGGGTAGAGCAAGACAGAATTGGCAGGATTTACTCGGGGAAGTAGGCACTGACACCTGCGCCTTCATCGGTCTTCAGTGTGCGTTTGCGAAGGCCATCGAGAGGGGGTCTGAGACCGACTTAGCCTCCACCATAGGCCGTCAGATCTATGCCCAGTTGGACACCAAACCAGAGACTAAAGATGAGGTCACGGTTGGTCTTCAGGTCCTAGGGGCCGTCATGGAGGCTGGCTTGTTCCGTCTGGTGGAGCAGGAGGAAGTGAAGTCCTACGCCACCTTTGAGTTCACCGATGAAGCCGTGCAGCAACTTCACGACCTGGAGGAGTGGCAGAAGTACATGAGTCCTGTCTACAGGCCCATGGTCAGCAAGCCTAACTCCGTCATGGATGGGTCTTACTTGGACCCAAAGATTGCCTCTACGGTCTCCATGGTCAAAACCACCAACAAGGAGCACAAGAAACTTATTCATGCTGCCGCCAAGGGAGGGGCTAAGTTTGTAGAGGCTGCTGATGCTATCCAGTCAGTTCCACTACGAATCAACCAATGGGCCTTAAACGTCATAGAACAGGCCTACAAGCGTTCCATTGCTGTTGGTAGTGTCCCACCTAGCACCTTACCCAAACAAGGCCGTCTGAGGTCTCAGATTCGGTCTCAGCAGGCCTGTTTCCTCACGGATCTCCATGAGGCTCGGGAGTTCTCCTCTTATGAAGAGGTTTTCCTCCCGGCAACCTTGGATTTCCGTGGGAGGGTCTATGCCAAACCTCACCTGAACCACCAGAGGGCTGACTATGTGAAAGCCTTATGGATGTTCTCTGAGGGGAAACCCTTGGACATTGGGGGCCTTGCCTATCTGAAGATCCACCTCGCCAACTGTGGGGATTTCGACAAGGTGTCTAAGGCACCCCTGACCAAGCGTCTGGAGTGGGTGGCTACGAACCTTAAGAGACTCATGGCTCTGGCTGAGGATCCCTTTGTAAACCTTTGGTGGACTGAGGCTGACTCTCCGTTCTGCTTCTTGGCTGCTTGTCGGGAACTCTACAACTACTACAGCGACCCTGATGGCTATGTCTGCCACCTGCCGGTGAGCATTGATGGTTCCTGCTCAGGACTCCAGCACTACTCAGCGATGCTCAGGGATCAGGAAGGTGCAGAGTTTGTGAACCTAATCCCCGCAGAAACCCCTGCGGATGTCTATAAGGAGGTGGCGAACATCGTCAATGAACTGGTTAGAAATGACCAGGAGGACCCTCATGCCCAGGAATGGTTGGCTCATAAGATTGACCGAAAGGTGACCAAGAGGGCCACCATGACTCTCTGCTACGGCTCTAAGCAGTACGGGTGGCGGGAGCAGTTGATGGAAGACTTCATGGCTCAATACTCTAAGGAGGTGCAACTCGGACAAAGGACTGAACACCCATTTAAGGAGCCTAACAAGGCCTCAGGCTACATGGCTAAGAAGCTGGACATAGCCCTGAGGAAGACTGTGAAGGCTGCTGTGGAGGGCATGGACTGGTTGCAGGAGACCGCCTCACTACTCGCTGGTGAGAACAAGCCGGTCATCTGGACAACTCCCATAGGTTTCCCTGTGGTCAATGGCTACTATGAACCTATCCTCAAGCAGGTAGACATAAAAATTAAGGGGAAGCGAAAGAGGCAGCAACTACTTCTCGGTTATACCGACAAACTGAAGCGTACCAAGCAGAGATCCACAATTGCACCCAATTTCGTCCATTCTTTCGATGCCTGCCATCTGATGATGGTGGCCTTGGAAGCGAAGAAGCACGGGATCAACTCCTTTCTGCTGATTCACGACAGCTTTGGGTGTCTGCCTTCCGACATGGGATTGTTCTCCCACATCGTCAGGGAGCAGTTTGTAGAACTCTATGAGCATAACGACCCATTCCAAGCCATCCACGAGAATGCGCTGATAGCGCTGAGTGAGAAAGGCAAGGCGAAGTTAGAACCGCCCCCTGCAAAGGGAACCTTAGACATCCAAGCAGTCTTGGATTCGCAGTACGCTTTTGCTTAGTAAGTACCAAGGCCTCCCAGGGAAACCTGGGGGGTATTCTTTTAACCCTTAGGAGAACGAAGTATGAACACCCTCGATATGGTCGCCACCATGGTCAACAATGGAGCACTCATCCCAATCGATGTCGCAACCCAACTCATTGGGGACGGTTACGACATTTCATCCCTCACCGAGAGCATAGATGGTTATTCGGTAGAGGACCTTATCACTCAATATGAGGAGTTGTATGGCTAATCTAAATAAGTTTGTTACACCCAAAGGAACAGCCCAGTACCCATGGCTCACCAAGGCTGACACCAAGTTTTCTGAAGAAGGTGTCTTCAAGGTGTCACTGGCTGTTCCCGAGGGTGAGGCCAAGGCTTTTGCTAAAGCAATTCAGGACGCATTTGTTGCTGAGTACGGACAGCAGAAACTAGCCAAGGCCCATATGCCTTTCAAGAAAGACGATAGCGGTAACATCGTTTTCAATTTCAAATCCAAACTGAAGCCCCGCCTTTATGATGCATCAGGAAAGCCGATTACAGGAGATGTGTCGGTTGGGGGTGGTTCGGTAATCAAGGTCTCTGGTGCCTTTGGTCCCTACAATAAGGGAGCCAACACAGGTGTGGCCTTGTATCTGAACGCTGTGCAGATCATCAGCCTTGTGGAGTTCTCATCCTCTCCCTTTGGGGCAGAAGAGGGTGGCTTTGTAGCCGCCGCTCAGGATGATGACTTTGCTCCAGCATCTAATGAAGAAGTCCAGTTTTAATAGGAAGGACTTCAAGGTAGACGGCGGTTACCGCTCAGGCCTCGAAGAGGAGATAGCCAAGCAGCTTGAGGCCAGTCATGTGGATTACGAGTACGAGAAGGAGAGGATCGCCTATCATCGTACTTGTTTCTATGTGCCTGACTTCAAGTTGCCTAATGGCATCTTCATCGAGGCCAAAGGGCGGTTCACATCTGACGATAGGGGCAAGCTGCTGAAGGTAAAGAAGCAGCACCCCGACTTAGATATACGCCTAGTCTTTTCTAGGTCCAAGGCAAAACTGAGTAAGGACTCCAAGACCACCTACGCCCAATGGTGTGAGCGGTGGGGGTTTCCTTATGCCGATAAACAAATACCGGAGGAATGGCTTTCAGAATGAACATCTTCACTTACATCAAAATGAAGTTGCAGGAGTATGTTGTCTGGGCTGAATCTAACATCACCACCAAAAGGATATTCAAATGAGTCAAAACCAATTGCTGCTGGGGCACCTGAAGCGCACCAACTCCATCACCATGCGTGAAGCCTTGCTGGACCATGGGATCCAGTGTCTCACCAAGCGGATCCAGGAACTCCGTGAGTTGGGCTGGCAGATCAAGTCTGAGCGTAAAGTTCACCCCATCACCGGACAGCGTTACACCCGTTATCGTCTCACTCGTAAAACCCCTAAAGCGTAATCACTGGAATTAGCATGAACCTTACTAAGCACTACAATTTCACTTATTCCTACAATGATGAGGGCACGGACTATGATGGGGAATACCCCACCAGTGTCTCCCTTGAAAAGCATCTGACCTTTGACGAGTGTGCTACTTGGGACGCTGTGCTCAAGGAGTTCCTGTTGTTCCTGAGTCATGTGTATGGATACGACATCACCAATCAGGTTTCTTTTATGACCATGGAAGAGCGTCTTGATCGAATCCGTGAGAAAAACAACCTCAGCAGTGATTGGCCCTATGACGAAGAGGACTCCTATGACGAAGGGGAAGCGGCTTCTAAAGTGTGACCACGGGTGCTGCTTGGAAGACCTTAAGAACGCCTTTGAGCAGCATTGTGAAGACCTGGATGAAGCCTTGGATTTCTCTATGGCCCAGTATGTCAACCTAACGGAGTTCTTGAGCCGAGAGGTGATACCATATCTGGAATGGAAGGGTATTGAGTGCGGTGAGGAGTATGCTCACGACCTTTTGATAGACCTTAATCGACGAATAGAGTGGGTATGACTAAACACATTGTATGTTACTCAGGAGGGCACAGTTCTGCGTTAGTAGCGATTGAGGTAGCCAGAAAGTTCGGCAAGGAGAACACGATCCTGCTGAACCACGACATCAACCCCAGGGTTGAAGAGGCCGACATCAAGCGGTTCAAGAAGGAGGTTGCCGATTATCTCGGCATCTCCATCACCTACGCGAACCATCCTGATTGGGAAACCAAGGATCAGTTTGATGTAGTTATGGACGCAAAGGCTTTTAAGGTCGGTAATGGCACTGCTCTTTGCACACACAGGCTAAAGACCTTCCCGTTTGAGAAGTACCTAAAGGAGAACCACCCAGAAAAGGATGTCGTTATTTATTACGGGTTTGATGCAGATGAGCCACATCGTATTCAACGCCGAAGCGGGATCCTCGGGGTTCAGGGGTTCAAGACCGACTACCCGCTTGCTCTTTGGGAAGACCGTACGATTTACAGCACCAAGGAAATCGGCATTGAGCCTCCTAATAGCTACAATGTCTTCAAACACGCCAACTGCACAGGCTGTCTCAAGGCTGGAAAGCAGCATTGGTATCTCGTCTACCTGAACCGTCCCGATTTGTGGGAGAAGGGAAAACAGGCTGAGGAAGAGATTGGATATTCCATTCTTAACGAGGGCGAGCTTCAAGACCTTGAGCCGCTGTTTGCCCAGATGAAGTGCCTAGGCATCACCACGACTGAGCATGAAGATGCTCGGACGTTTTGGGCTAGGGTACGAAAGCAAACAAAACTGATTGTGAAGTCTGACCCTGACGGTAAACCGTGTGAGTGTGTATTCTAAGGAGGAGTATGAGCGAAAGTGAATTTCTGAAGCATGAACCCTGTCCCTCCTGTGGATCCAAAGACAACCTAGCTCGATACACAGACCTCCATGGCTATTGCTTTGGCTGTGGCTACTATGAGCCTGGGGATTCTGAGGGAGGCGCTGTTGTAAAACCGACGATCCCCACGGACTTGCAGCCCTATCGGGAAGCTGAAGTTACACCTTTGAGTGCCCGTGGGATTGACGAGGGAACCTGCCAGAAGTTTGGAGTCAGGGTTGGCTCGTATAAGGGGAAGATGGTTCATTATTACCCCTATTATCGGGACAACACACTTATTGCCTGCAAGATCCGAGACAGGGACAAAAACTTCCAGGTCATTGGAGAAGGAAGCAAGCTACCGTTCTTTGGTCAGAACCTGTGGGCTAACGGGAAGATCCTAGTGGTCACTGAGGGCGAAGTTGATGCCCTAACCGTCTCACAGATCCAAGGAAACAAGTGGCCTGTCGTGTCGGTCCCTCATGGCGCTCAAGGCGCTGTGAGGACCTTCAGACAGCAACTTGAGTGGCTCGAAAACTTCGAATCCGTGGTCATCATGTTTGACATGGATGAACCAGGGCAGGAAGCAGCAAAGCTCTGTGCTGAGGTATTGAAGCCGGGGGTGGCGAAGATCGCTACCCTCGGTCTCAAGGATCCTAATGAACTCCACCAAGCAGGACGGTCTCAGGAGATCATCAAGGCCATCTGGAATGCCCAAGAGTTTAGACCCGATGGAATCATATCGGGTAAGGACTTGTGGGAGCAGGTAGCCAAGGAAGACCTCACAGCGTCTGTCCCTTACCCGTTCACTGGTCTCAATGAGAAGACCAAAGGACTCCGTAAGGGCGAGCTTGTGACCGTCACGGCTGGCTCAGGCATAGGCAAGTCTGCCTTTGTCCGAGAGATAGCGCATCACCTCATTGTCTCCGAAAGAGAGACTGTTGGCATGATCATGCTAGAAGAGAACCCTAGGCGTACAGCCTTGGGACTCATGGGCATATCATTGAACAAACCGATACACATAACTAGGGAAGGTGTTAATGAACACGACCTTAAGCGTTCTTTTGACGATACTGTGGGTTCTGGCAGAGTCTTCCTTTACGATCACTGGGGCAGTAGTGACATTGATAATCTCATGTCTCGTATTCGGTTTCTCGCTAAAGGCCTTGGTTGTGGCTGGATTGTACTTGACCATCTCAGCATTGTTGTTAGCGGTCTTGAATCGGGTGACGAGCGTAGGCTCATAGACAACACCATGACCTACCTTCGCCAGTGTGTGGAGGAGACAGGTGTGGGGATGTTGCTTGTGTCACACCTAAAGAGACCTGAAGGCAACAAGGGTCACGAAGAGGGGCAGACCACCTCTCTGTCACAACTGAGAGGCTCTCATGCCATCGCTCAGTTGTCGGATGTGGTCATAGGGCTAGAAAGGAATCAGCAGTCAGATAGCCCTAATGTGACTCAGGTGCGCGTTCTAAAGAATAGATTTACAGGTGATACCGGACTGGCTGGTGAGTTACACTTCAGCCGGGATACTGGTAGACTTACCGAACAACCATTTATGCAAGAGGCGTATACATTTTGACCGTATTCTCATTTCATTTAATTTCAGGGATGGCAGTTGGCTTGGAGTTCGTAGGACGGGAACAAGCCGGTGTAGCCACAGTTGTTATCGACATAGTTATTCTGCGTATCCTCATCCAGCATGGGAATCCTGAGGATTTCGAGGACATAGACGAAGAGTAGTACACTTAGAGAAGTCACTTCAGCGAAAGGACGGTATGGCACTTATTTTTGATATTGAAACAGACGGTTTTGAGCAGGACGCTACCAAGATACATTGCTTAGTGGTCAAAGACACAGAGACCGGCAAGGTCTACGCAAGAGGACCAGAGGAGATAGAAGCTGGCCTTCGGGAGTTAAGCGGAACAGACCGGATTCTTGTAGGCCACAATGTCATCCGCTTTGACATCCCTGTGATCAAGCGTCTGTATCCTTGGTTTCAAATCGACCAGGATAAGGTCATAGACACCCTGGTTCTCTCCAGACTGATCTACTCAGACCTCCGTGAACGCGATGGGGGCAATGTAGAGTCAGGAAGGCTCCCCACCAAACTCTGGGCATCCCATAGTCTCAAGGCCTGGGGATACCGGATGGAACTCCTCAAGGGGGAGTATGGAGACGAAGAGGGTGCCTGGGATGTCTTCACCCCTGAGATGCTTGAGTATTGCATCCGGGATGTTGAGGTGACCGAGGCTCTCTACAAGAAGCTCACCGAAGTCCCCTATGAACCCAGAGCCGTAGCCTTGGAACATAAGGTTGCCTGGGCTTGTGCAGCCATGAGTCAGTCAGGGTGGCCCTTCGACAAAGAGAAGGCTGTAACCCTCTATGCTGATCTCGTAGCCAAGAGGGAGGGCATCAAGAATGAAATGATGACCACCTTTGAGCCACTTGTGGAAGAGCGTTGGTCTGAGAAGACAGGCAAGAAACTCAAGGACAAGATCACTGAGTTTAATCCCGGAAGCCGTGACCAGATCGCCTATAGGCTGATCAAGAAGTATGGCTGGGAGCCTAAGGAGTTCACCCCTGGTGGAAAGCCTAAGGTGGACGAAGAGGTGCTAAAGGCCTTGGATTATCCTGAGGCCAAGACCCTTGCCGAATACTTCTTGATTGACAAGCGCATTGGGCAGTTGGCTGAAGGGGAGCAGGCATGGCTCAAACTAGAACGTAATGGAAAGATTCATGGATCAATCAACACCAATGGAGCCATCACCGGACGCTGTACCCACCAGTCCCCGAATCTGGCACAAGTGCCCGGAGTGCGAAGCCCTTACGGACATGAGTGCCGTTCACTTTTTACCGTGCCCCAAGGGTTCAGGATGGTCGGTTGCGACCTGTCAGGTCTTGAACTGCGGTGTCTGGCCCACTTCATGGCTCAATGGGATGGAGGAGATTATGCAAAAGAATTGCTTACCGGTGACATCCACACAGCCAACCAAAAAGCAGCAGGACTAGAGACCAGGGATCAAGCCAAGACATTCATCTATGGGTTCCTCTACGGGGCTGGAGATGAAAAGGTTGGGGCTATCGTTGGTAAGGGTAGGGAAGAGGGTGCAAAGCTCCGTAAGAAGTTCCTAGAGGCTACACCAGCCCTGAAGAACCTTAGAGCAGCCGTAAGTGCCCGTGTGAAGGAGCGTGGCTACCTCATCGGTATCGATGGTCGTAGGCTTGCTATCCGCTCTGAACACGCCGCCCTGAATACTCTGCTACAATCTGCTGGTGCTCTGATCTCTAAGCAATGGCTTATTGAATGCTTCGAAGAGGCTCAGAACAGGAACCATCGCTACGGCTGGGATGGTGAGTTCACTCTACTGGGGTACATCCATGATGAACTTCAGTGGGCTGTAAGGGAAGAGATAGCAGATTACTTTGGTACTATGGTGGTAGACTGTGCCCATAAAGCAGGTGAGTTCTTTAACTTTAGGGTTCCCATTGACGCTGAATACAAGGTTGGCTCTGACTGGGCCTCCACCCACTGATATGACTAAGATAAATCTGGTATTACGAAGAGCATGGCTTAAAGGTTTTCGTACTAAATCCGACTTTGCTAGAATGATGGCTGATGAGGTGGCAATAGCTGCCTCGTTAGGCCTGATCACTACCAAGATTGGTGCTCAGAGGTTTGACCGTAATTGGCATATCACCCGCAAGGGGCTTGCTTTTTTAGGAGAAGAAGTTTGAAGGCCTATAATGTAGAAGTGGAAGATGTAGACCCAAAGGACTACCCAGACTTCTGTGATGCTTACATTAGTTATGCAGAGCATGAGGATGGAACACCCTTTACAGACGAAGAGCTTATTAAACTAAATGAGGACGGTGATTTAGTTTGGGAAGCTGCTATGCGGAACTTTACCTAAGGAGATATTGTGAAGAACTTTACTAATTACCTGATTCTTATTGTAGTTACATTGATCGTAGGCTTTGTAGGCGGTGTGTTGGTTCAGAAGAGCATTGTAGAGAACGAGTGTGTCAAGCTCGGTGGCTTCTACTTTGGTAACAATGTCTACCAGTGTGTGGCTGTTAAATGAACCTAGACCTCCTCATTAGATGCCTCAAGAAACACATAGATAACCCTGTGAAATCTGTGGTCAACAGTGAGGGGGCCTTTGTCGCTCAATCGATGCGGCAAGAGGGGGACTTTGAGTCAGCCAATGAATACTGGCGCTGGCACTGTGGGTTCCCTAGGGAGGCCGATAAGTATGGCGAAGAGGTGCTGGGTCTTGAGAAGAAGATCCAAGAGATCAACAAAGAAGTAACTGTGCCCACCTGGGGGATCTATGGAACCTGATGAAACCAATTGGCTGACTGTGAAGTGTACCTGTGGTCAGCCCACGACCATAGGGGTTGTCCATAGAACTGACGGACCTTGCTATTATCCTAAGAAGACCGGTGAGTGGGTTGGGTTGACTCAGGAAGAAGCAGCAGCTTGTTGGAACTTTAGTTACATCCAATACTGGAAGAACATAGAGGAAAAGCTGAAGGAGAAAAACACATGACTGACCTACGCAAAGCAGCAGAGCAGGCGTTGGAGGCTTTGGAATCTTTGGATTGTGGGGATACTTACAAAACACACAACGCAGCATCAGCACTACGCCAAGCACTAGCGCAGCCTGTCGATCTAGCCAAGGTGGGCGAGGTTGGCGTGTGGGGTGAGAAACCACCCACAAAGCGTGACAACTTGTCATGGGTTGGGCTGACTGATGAGGAAATCTATGCCCCGTGGCCTTTAGCAACTCGTATTGAATTTGCACGATGGGTTGAAGCCAAACTAAAGGAGAAGAATAGTGCCTGACATTTCAATGTGCTCTGGCGGTAACTGTCCAAAGAAACAAGACTGCTACAGGTACACAGCCAAACCATCTCAGTATATGCAGACTTACTTTGTGCATCCACCATACGATGTGAAAGAACAAACGTGTGAGATGTTCTGGGATAACAGTGAATACAAGGAGAATAGCAGTGGTTAGAGTCTCTGGAGTTCCCTACGAAGTAGAACTACCACAGCAGTACCGTAACGATCCCCGCATCAAGCAGTTCCTGTTGGATCTTGTAGACCCTGATATGTACGGACACGCAGTCAGCCTAGAGGTACGCCAAAGGGCATCCAAACTTATCAAAGAAATTATCTGGAGAACCGAGTGAAGATTGAACTAGATCTGAGAAATGAAGACTTTGTAGATAAATTGATCTGTGCATCCCTGAAGAGCCGAATTGAAGACTTTCAGGAGTTTGTAAGGAAGTACGAAGATGGGACCTATGACTTTATCCCTATCTTCTCCACAGACCCCGAAGAAGATTTAAAGCGCATTAAAAAGCAGCTTAAAGCATTTAAACGCGCATATAATTGGTATGGAGGAGATCTTTATGACAACCAAGACTAGGTTTGACCTTGAGCAAGACATTTGCGCCTTCTACGACTGCATTGATGATCTCAAGCGTCTCCAATGGAAACTCCTAGACGGCCCTGCTGGTTCTATGTCGGAAGACGAGGTAGCCAACTATCTGATGGGTATTGAGTACAGCCTACGCCTACGCAATGAAAAGCTCTGGGACACCTTTTGTGCAGTCTTTGAGGTAGACCATTACGCCCCTGAGTACCGGGGGTACAATGAGTAAGGTCTCTCTTGTTTGGGTAACACAAGATGCAGAGAACCTGATTGCATACATGGCTAGGGTTTCCAACCCAGAGAACCAGGATAACCCTAAGACCGCCCCTAAGCTCCTCCGCTATCTCATGGAGCACAAGCATTGGTCACCTTTCGAGATGGTCAATGTGTGCATGGAGATAGAGACCACCAGGGACATCGCTAGGCAGATCCTGAGGCACCGCTCCTTCTCCTTCCAGGAGTTCTCCCAGCGCTATGCCGTGGCTGATGGCTATGAGTGGGCCGAGGCTAGACTCCAGGACACCAAGAACCGCCAGAACAGCCTTGAGTGTCAGGATAAGGACCTAGCCAAGTATTGGCAGGCTGCTCAGACCAATGTGCTCATGGCGGCTAAGGAGGCCTATAAGTCTGCTCTGGCTGCTGGGATTGCCAAGGAGGTAGCCCGTAAGGTTCTCCCTGAAGGCCTGACCATCAGCCGTATGTATATGAATGGTACTCTTCGTAGTTGGATTCACTACACAGAGATCCGATGTGACCTAGCCACCCAGAAGGAACACCGAGAGGTGGCTGATCAGTGTCGTGATATTCTTGTGTCTCTTTTCCCTAACATATTCAAAGACGATGCCGCCTAGAAAAAAAGAAATTGATACGCAGGAAGTTATTCAAGCCGATAGCCCTAAGCGAACCAACAGCCTTAGGATTCGCCTAGACGACATGATCACCATCCAGCCTAAGACATCGAAGCAGAAGGACTTCTTTGATGCCTACCGGGATGGTCACTACTTTATGTGTCTTCATG